TATTATTCAGGGGTTCGAGAAAAAGCCACTCGCTGCCGGCGTGGCCGAAGCCAACACCCAACTGACCATGGCTCAGGCTGCACAACAGGAAATCCGCCGCATCCTTGACGATATCGAGCGTGCTGAGCCGACATTGCAGGCCAAGCCGTTGGATATTTCTGCACCGAAACAGGCAGAAACTGCACCAGTAGCGGGTAAAAGCGCATCGAAAGCGGGTAAAGCTGCATCAGAACCGGCAAAATCCGGCACGCCAGACAAGCCGACAGCCGAGCCGGATGCCCTGACGCAACCGAAGGGTGAGCCAGTCGACAACGACCCGGTCATTCATGTTGCAGACGAGATCCTGAGTCGAGTGGATGACATGCGCCTAGCCACGGGTGCCATGGACGCTGACGGCAACCCTATCACTGTGTCTGCACGGGAAATGCTGGCACAGGCTGATGCCGATATCGTCAGGGCCCAGGAAGAATCGCGGGGCTTTGCTGCTGCTGCCGCTTGCTTCTTGCAACGTGGGGCGGGTTAGAGCATTGACTTGAATTTCTTGACTGTATCGCTATCACAGCCAGAGCCATCAAGTGTGAATACTTCCGACCCGGTATCGTTGTCGATCATTGAGATGTCAAAGTTTGAGTAACCCTTGAAATCCTTAATGCAGGTGTCGTACTGATTGAAGCGAACGCTGAGCGAGTATCGGGTATTGAAGGTGTCGATTTGCTCTGTTCTTGTTTCTTTGCCAACGCTTCCCTCTGTTACAGAGGGCCCACGATGGACATTCATCTTCCAGCCCGACTGTTGCAGTTCAGTTTTCAGCATGCCGAGAAGCCCGGCCGATCCAGCGGGCACGGTTATGGTCTTCTCGGTTTGACTGACAGATCCGTATTGATGAACGTTTTGGCTGGAGCAACCGGCCAGAGCGAGGAAAGACAACGTGATGACCGGGAGTATTTTCATTGATCTTCCGTGGTGAAAAATAGTCGGGAAACCGACTGTATCAACTCCGTAGGCTTGCCTCCATCCCTGAAGGAGGTAGGCCATGCGCGCCGAATGTATTCAAGCCGTCACCCAGGCCATTGGCCGATCCCTCACCCAGCCGGAGATTCAGGGCATCGAGGACAGGCTGCGCCGCAACATGCGCCAACTTGCCCAGACCGACACCACCTGGCAATCCAAGACATCCTCCGATCGACTCAGCGACGCTGCCACCAAGTCTGCGCAGGAGCTGGTGGCCGAGCAGCAGCTGAAGAAAAAGCGGGTGGCCCTGACGATCATGGCCCACGACCGCATCGACAGTTACATGAAGCGTTTCCCGGACCAGCCCCTCGAAGGGCTCGACCGAATGCTGGCGTTCTCCAGCGACGGCAAGAGCGGCATCCTGTCGATTGAGTCCGCAACCCGGGCGATCCGCGACGATGCGCTGAGCCGCATGCTCGATGTCATCGACGTGACCAAGGGCAAGTTCATGGGCCTGTTTCAAGACGAGGCCGGCAACTTGGCCTTGGTGCGCGAGCTGCACGGAGAAGACTCAGGTGTGCCGGCGGCCAAGACCGCCGCCAAACAGTTCAAGGATGTCACCGAGCAGCTGCGTCAGCGCTTCAACCGCGCCGGCGGCGACGTCGGGTTTCTGGAGGATTGGTCGATGCCTCGCGACCACTCCCAAGTGAAGGTGGCCAAGGACCAGGCCACGTGGGTGCGCGACCATATGCAGTGGGCCAACCGTGCCAAGTACATGAAAGAAGACGGCTCGCCCATGAATGATGCCGAACTGACTGACTTCCTCAGTCACGCATGGACCACGCTGGCCACTGGCGGCGTAAACAAGCTGGAGCCGGGCAACGTCGCCGGCAACGGTATGCGCGCCAACCGTGGGAGCGAGTCGCGGCAGATCCACTACAAGGATGCCGAAAGCTTCATCGCTGCCCAGAAGGCATACGGTGAACGCAATCTGCTGGAGCTGCTGATCGGCCACATCGATCGTGCATCGCGTGATATCTCCCTGGTCGAAAACCTCGGCCCGAACCCGAACAACCAGATGCGTTACTTCCTAGATGAGGGGCAGAAGGTCACCATCGAGGCAGACCCAAAGCAAGCCGACAAGGCTGCCAAGCAACGCCGCAAGATCGAACACCTTTACGAGGAAGTGGCCGGAACTCGCGAGCCACCGGCATCCGCTGCGCTGGCCAACGGCTTCGAGACTTACCGTGCACTCAACGTTGCCAGTCGGCTGGGCTCCGCTGTTCTCACGTCCGTTACCGACCAAGGAACTCTTGGCCTTACCGCATCCATGAACGGCATGCCCGTAATGCAGGTCTTCGCCAACGAGATCCGCATGCTCAATCCGGCCAGTGCTGGGGATCGTCGTATGGCGCAGCGCGCAGGCCTTGGCCTGAATCAATTGATCGGCAGCCTGAACCGTTGGGGCGCTGACGGCCTGGGCAGCACTGAGCAGATATCGGGCAAGGTATCGAAGTTCTCGCAGACCGCCGCCAGCAAGGTGATGCAGGCGTCCGGCCTCAACGCATTGACCGCCGGCACACAGCGGGCTTTCGGCGCCACCATGATGGACACCATCGGCGACATGTCACGCCGGCACCCGACCATTGCAGCCATGGACCCGGCAGACAGCAAGCGCCTGCTTGGCCAGGGCGTCACCGAGACTGACTGGTCAATATGGCGGATGGCAGAGCCGGAGGACTGGCGAGGCGTGGGCGACACCGTGCTGACGGCGAACAGCATCTACCGCATCCCGAACGCCGACCTGGTGCAAATGGCAAGACAGCTCAACACAACCCCGCAACGGCTGAAAGATCAGGCCGCCACCAAGCTGCTTGGCACTGTGCTGGATGAAACCAACATGGCAATCATTGAGCCCGGCGCCCGTGAGAAGGCAATGATGCACGGTGGTGTTGAGCGTGGGACCGTCAAAGGCGAACTGTTGCGATCGTTCTGGCAGTTCAAGAGCTTCTCCATCGGCATGGTGATGCGGCACGTTCAACGCGGCATGGCACAGGAAGGCTGGGGCAAGGCAGGGTATCTGGGCACTTTGGTCGCCAGCACCACCGTTTTGGGTGGCATGGCCATTCAGCTCAATGAAGTGGCCAGCGGCCGCGACCCGAAGAACATCACCGACGACGGAACGCTTGGGGTGCCCGGTCTGCGCTTTGGCATTGCCTCCATGCTCAAGGGCGGGGCGATGGGCTTGTACGGCGACTTCCTGTTTTCCGACAACTCGCAGGGCGGTAGCTCACCGCTGGCAGCCCTTGGCGGCCCCATTGCTGGCGACATCGAGCAGGTGTTCAAACTCAAGGACAACGCTGCAGCCGGCGAGGTCAATCAGACCGGCGCCAAGCTGGTGAAGCTGGCCAAGAGTCACTTGCCGGCGGCGAACCTCTGGTACACGAAGGCGGCTACCGACCACCTGATCTTCAACCAGATGCAGGAATACTTCTCGCCCGGGTATCTGCGCCGGATGAAGCAGCGGGCCAAGAAGGAATTCAAACAATCGTATTGGTGGGAGCCGGGCGAGACCTCGCCAGATCGCGCCCCGAATCCTGGTGCAGCCGTGGGAGCAAGAACATGAGACTTGATCAGATCGCACGCCTACAGGCTTTGTCCGAGAGCCTGGCTGAAGTCGTCATCGATGAGGCCAATCCAGCAACGTGGCCAGGGGAAGGGAAGGTCGCTAATGAGCTGACCCAGGAAGAGCGAGGGAATCGCTATTGGAGCAAGAAAAACGCAGCCGCCACCATGACGCTGCTGGTCAAGGTGATGAACATCACCGCCACCCTGACGAGGGATAAAGATCCATCCATAGGCGAAGAAGAAAGGGAGCTCGACGACGAGGTCGCTCAGGCTGAGCGCCAGGCCATGGCGCTGCTGGAGCGAGCGAGCAAGGGCGGTCATGTCCACTGAGCCGCCAGCTGCGAAAGTCTCTTTGCTGGTCTTCTTCCTTATATGGGCGAAGCGCATGCGTTGGGCGGTACCGGACATTCACGTCCGGGCCTGCTATTGGCTGGAGCACCGTGAAAACCTCGCGGTGCTTCGCTGTTTCCGTGGCTTCGGCAAGTCCACATTGCTGGCCGTGTACAACGCTTGGCGCTACTACTGCGACCCGACCTATCGAATTCTGCACCAGTCGGAATCGAACCCAACTGCTTACAAGACCAGCCGCGATACCCAGAACGTCTTGCGCAATCACCCGCTGACGCGCCATTTGCTGTCCGCCAACCAGGGCGGCATTGAGCAATGGTGGGTGCTGGGCGCCATCGACAGCCGCAACGCCAGCATGTACGCCAGGGGGATTCTGTCGAACGTGACATCCGCCCGTGCCGACGAATGTCAGAACGACGACGTCGAGGTGCCTAGCAACATCGGCACTCCCGAGGCGCGGGAGAAGATGCGGTACAGGCTGGGCGAGCAGATCCACATCATGGTGCCCGGTGCCCGCCAGCTCTTCATTGGTACGCCCCACACTCATGACAGCCTGTACGACGAGGTAGAAGGGTTGGGGGCGGACTGCCTGACCATCCGCATGTTTGCCCAGGAACACCGCATTGAAGAGGCCAAGCTCAATGCCTACGACGTGCCGTTTGTTCCGGACGTTGTGTTCTCCGGCATCGGGAAGCACTCGTGGGTTCTGGTCCTAGGCAAAGACTATCAACTGACAAAAACCGGAATTGCCTTCTTTACACCACCCTGCACGTTGGTCGATTGCTACGCCGGCAGCGCCTGGCCTGATCGCTTCAACGCGGCAGAGTTGGCGAACCGCCGGTTCAAGACCAAGACCATCAACGAATGGGATTCGCAGTATCAGCTCCACTCGAAGCCCGTCACGGAGGTTCGTTTGGACCCGGCGCGGATCATCCCGTACGACGTTCAGCCAGTCATGCGCTACGCCAACGGCGCGGCGGCCATGTTCTTGGGGTCAACCCAGATCGTCGGCGCGGTGGCGTATTGGGACTGCTCGCTGGGCAAGATCAAGTCCGATGCCTCGGCGTTCTCGCTGCTGCTGACCGATGCGCGCGGCCAGCTCTATTGGCACATTGCCGAGGGCCTGACCGGGGAAATTGCCGAGTTCGATAGCCGCGATCGCATCACGGGCGGCCAGGTGCACCAGATCCGCGAGTTGGTGATCAAGTACCAGATCCCCCGGGTGATCATCGAAACCAACGGCCCCGGTGGCTTTGCCCCGTCGATCCTCAAGCAGGCCTTGAAGGGCACCGGTTGTGGGGTAGGGGAGGAACACAGCAGCACCAACAAGCAGAAGCGCATCCTCGACGCCTTCGAGTCGCCGCTGTCGGCCCGCTTCCTGTGGGCGCACGTCGACGTACTGCGCACGATCTGGGACCAGATGCGCGACTTCAATCCGGCACTCACCAATCAGGACGATGACTTCATCGACTCCGGCGCCGGCGCCATCAGCCAAACCCCTGTACGCATTGGGCGAATAGTCGGGAAACCGACAGAGGCCCGGCGGGACGATTGGCGCCCAGATGCGGGCGTGCATGAGGTTCAAGTGGACTACTAGCCCGCCACCACCAAGGGGCTAAAAAATGGCAGTTCAGCCGGGACCTACCGAAAAACGATACGCCGCCAATGGCGTCTCCCTAACCTACGCCGTCCCATTTTTGGTTATCGAAGCGGGCGACCTGAAGGTTCTTCTGAACGGCGTGCTCCTGACCTCCGGCTACGTGCATGTGGGTATTGGTCTGCCTACCAGCGCAATCACCTTCACGATCCCACCAACAGGCGATCTGTTCCTCTATCTCGAAGTTCCGATACAAAGGCTTACGGACTATCAAAACAACGGGGACCTCCTTTCCGGCACGCTCAATCGCGACTTTGATCGTATTTGGCAAGCGCTCAAACAACTTGACCGGTACAGCAGTCGCTCGCCGATTCTTGGACCCAATGACATCGATGGGCTTGGGGCATACCGAGCAAAGCAAAACCGTCTTGCAGACCTTGGCGACCCAATAAACCCGCAGGACGCAGTCAACAAGCGTTACACGCAGACCTATATCACTGAGATCCTTGAGGCCATCACAGGGCCTATCAACAACTCAGCGAACATCTACATCACCGGCGCCGATGGGCTGCCGCATGTGGTGCAGGATATTGGCGGCGCCAATGGCTCTGATGTCGTCGGGCATGCCGGTGTTTCGCTCTCCAAGACCATCGGCAAGATCATTCGGCCCGAGCAGTTCCCTGTGGCTGGCGCGGTCGGTGTGGGCAACGCAGCCGCCGACACGGCCGCCTGGCAAGCAGCGGCGAATGCTCTGCCAAGTGGCGGAAGGTTTAAGGCTGAAGGAAATTATTTGATCAATGGCCAGATCACCTTCCCGACGCGCACCGACTGCCAGATCAATCTGAAGGGCGCCAACCTCTACCAGCAGCAGAACTTCAAGCAGACGCTGCGATTTACGGAACACTTCGGCACAGAAGTAAGGCGTGGTCGCTTCTTCGGTCGTGGCGGCGCGGCAGGTGAATACAACGGCGCCAGTTCCAGCTACAACGGCGTGGCGGCGGTGTGTTTCGACGGCGGTGATGAAATCGTGGTGGATGGCTTGCGCGGCCGGGATCATGCCGGTGGCTGCGTGGTGATGTTCGGCGTACCGACAAAGACCGTCAAGAACTGCAACATCAAAGGCATTGGTTACCCCTACATCGACCCGGTAGGCCAAGGCAACCAGGGCAACGGCTCCGACTTCGGCATCATGTGCCAGCCAAAGAACAACGCGCTTGGCTGGATCTATAACGATACATTTCTGAATAATCGTATCTGGGATACCGCGTTCGGAATCCAGACGGTACAAACCCGAACCTGTCAGATCATGGGTAACGACATCGGCCCTATTCTCGGCCAGCACGGGGTGTATGGCATCGAGAACGATGGCTTTATGGTGATGAACAACACCTTCAGGAATTGCTACCAGGCTGGCGTGAAGACCCAGTTCGAAAACTATTCCGGCTTCAACATCGCGCCTTTGTGGGTGTCGGGAACTTCGTATGTGCCAGGCCAGAAGGTGCAGTATTTAAGTATCCTGTGGATTTGCGCGGTGGCGAACTCTGACGTGGCGTTCAACTCCGTAAAATGGCAAGTAGACCCCCTAACCTTCAGGAAGGGGACCATGATCCACAACAACAACTTCGATACCAATGGCTACGACATCCTTGTTGTCAGCAGTTCGCTGTCTGACGGTCGAGAGATTTATAACCGTGGCGCTTCAATAAAACACAACGTCTCCCGAGGATGTGTAAACAACTCAATGGGAATAGACAGGCTGGTTGATGTCGATATTTCTAATAACGACATTGAGGGCTCCACGTACGGGATCTTTGGCCGTGACTTGTCAGGCCGCATTACCAACAACTCAATCCGTTCCACTCGCTTCTGCGCTATCGCTACATCGCTTTACGGGATAATGCAGATCGAAAACAACGATTTCCTGAACCCTGGCCTTTCCGGGGTTAACGACGACAACAGATCGCCAATCCTTATTTACGCGCCTGGGGCTGCTGGCATTCCAAGCCAACTGGCTAACCCGACGGTGTACTTCAGGAACAACGGCATTCGATTCCCTTCGGCTGACGCGCTCGGCAACTACCTGGTGTATGACGCTGACCCACGAAACCGCTGGCACATAGAAGGTACCTACGGAACCACCACCACCAAGCGATTCCGCATTGATGGCGGTAACTCGGCAGTGATCTACCAGTTCAGGAACCACTTCGCGCAGAACGGGTACATCAACACCGTGCAGAACGAACCTGACTTTGCGGCAACGATTAGCTCCACATTGCGCACATTTGACTCCACGACCGTAACCTTGCCGCAGCTTGCCAACGTGGTCGGCACGCTACTGGCGGATATCACGGCAAAGAACGTCGTCAAGTAATACGAGGGGAGTGTATGTTGTGGCAGGGCTGCCGCCCTGGTTGATAGCACCCAGGCGGCAGTCCATGACGGCACCAGCAGACATGAAAAAGTACACCGGTTAGTACACTGTAAAACGCAAGCATCAGAATCTATCAATGAATACAGGTATTTTTGGCATTATTTAGGTTCCGGCTTCGGGCACCATTTACAGCTTCACTGGGTTTCACCAAGTTTCACGAAGCCCAGATACTAAGCCGCCTAGAGCGGCTTTTTTATTGCGCTGAGTTTCACGCTCTTTCACCACCTGTCGCAATTTTTTAGTACATTGGTCAGTACTTCCTCAGTTCGACCGACTTGGCGATGTACTAATGCCCTTAACTGATACCGCTGTGCGACAGGCCAAGCCGGCCGACAAGAGCTTCACCCTTACAGACGCTGGCGGGCTTTCACTTTTCGTGGCCCCCAATGGCACCAAGTCCTGGCACTTCAGGTTCTCCTGGCACGGCAAGCAGCCGCGCATGTCGCTGGGCACCTATCCCGAGATCAGCCTCAAAGATGCCCGCGAGAAGCGGGATCAGGCCCGCACGCTCGTCGCCAAGGGCATAGACCCCCGGAACAACCGGCGTGAAGAGAAGCGCGCGGCCAGTTCCAGCGCCGTCAAGACGTTCGAGGTCGTGGCCAACGAGTGGTATGCCTTCAAGCTGCCACGGTGGGCAGCAGCCAAAAAGGGCGCCGCCGTGCAGGCTCAGCTCTACCTGGACAAAGATCTGGTGCCGGCGCTGGGGCGAATTCCCATCGCTGACGTGAAGCGCGCCGATGTACTGGCGTGTTTGCGGGTGATCGAGAAGCGCGGTGCGCTCAACGTGGCCCGCAAGTGCCGCACCTGGTTGAACGAGATTTTCCGTTTCGGCATCGCGTCCGACTATCTGGAAGTCAATCCAGCTGCTGACCTGGACATCGTTGCCATGAAAGAGCCACCGGAGCAGCACAATCCAATGCTCAGGCAGCGGGAGCTGAAAGCGTTTCTGGCAAAGCTCGATGAGGCCGACATCAAGGATTACACCAAGAGCGCGATACGGATTCTGTTGCTGACGGCGGTGCGCACGGGCGAGCTGCGCCAAGCAACATGGTCACAGTTCGACCTTGATGCCGCTTTGTGGACGATTCCAGCGGAAGGCGTGAAGCAACTGCAGAAGGTCATCAGGGTAAAGGGGGAGGGAGTAGTACCGCCGTATCTGGTGCCACTGTCGCGGCAGGCGGTCGAGGAAGTGCGCAAGGTGCACCAGATGACTGGCCGTTACAAGCTGCTGATCGCTGGCCGGCATGAGCCGACAAAGCCAATCAGCGACGGCACAGTCAACATGGCACTGAGACGCATGGGGTATGAAGGCAGACTGACCGGGCACGGGATCCGTGCCACGATTTCAACGGCCTTGAACGAGATGGGTTACAACGAGGATTGGATCGAGGCGCAGCTTTCGCATGCGGGTTCAAGCAAGGTCAGGAAGACCTACAACCACGCGGAGTACGTGGAACAGCGGCGGGGGATGATGCAGGACTGGGCGGATTACTTGGATTCGCTGGTGGTTGGCGACTGATTGCCGCGTGCTGCAGCGAGCCGGTCCTTGTTCCATTGCAGAACTTCCGACTTGACCCAGGCGACGGCCCGGCCACCGAGCGGCACCTGTTTCGGGAACAGGCCTTCGCTTGCCATAACGTAAATTTTGGTGGTTCCCAGGCTGGTCAGCTTCTTGACCTCTGGCAGCCTGATGAATTCGACCGGCTCTTCGATGTGTTCGGTATTCATTGATTCAGCCTCCTGATCCAGTTGATGGCGGCGTTCCAGTAGTGCAGGCCGGTGTTTTTGTGGGCGCTGTTATATGGCCCTTCGAAGCATTCGTCGTCGTCTTCCTGTTGGAGCAAATACGATTCAAACGCGGCTCTTGGTATCTCGCTGTTAAGAGGCTCGCTCCCGCCACGGAAATTATTGCCCTGGCAAATGAAGCCGAAACCTGTCGCTGACGCGATGATTGTCCGGCCATCGACACGGCGGTTCCAGTTTCGGTGCAGATCTTCAGCTGTTGCACACTGGTCTGAGTATTCAAGCCCGCAATGGCAGACTATTGAAAAATAGATGTCATGGCCTGCCCGCTTGGTTGCTGCTGGTTTGACTTTCCCGCCACAGAACGGGCAAGGCTTCAATTCGCTCATGACTTGGCCTCTTCGGGTTTGGCGAGGGCGGCGATGCACCGAGCGTAATTCGGGTTGTCGGCCAGCATCTTTTCAACGCTGTCACAGTCTCCACCGAGTTGCGTGATGCGGTCGTAACCTGATTCAAGGCAGCATGCGTAATCGGTCGATGCAGAACGCAGCAGGACGCGCAGAGATTCATTCCTCCGCTCGGCGTCCGCAAGGCGCTGCTCAAGTAATTTTGCTGTCTTGCACCAGTCCAGCCAGGCATCCAGGTCGTAATCGCCTTTCATGCCTTCACGAAGATTGGCGTTCTCTTCCCGCAAAGCAGCCAGCTCGGACTGGGCGGCGTCGTAGTCTGCCCCCAGAACAACAGTGATCCGGCCCAGTGATACCCCCTCGGCAAGCCCCGTATCGCACACGTGGTAATACTTCACTTCACTCATGACGTCACCTTCATGGCTAATTTCCCCAGGGCCCGGACCGTGCGCTTGGCCTGGCCAAACTCTGCTCGGGCATCTTTTCGCGAAAGGATCAGATTCCAAGCTGCAAGACAGTGCGGGCAAGCGCCCTCAGAGTCCTCATCCCATCCGGTGAGCTGGTCGGCGATCTCTTCCTGATCGAGTCGACGCTCTGAGCAGTAATCGCTGACGGTGGCGGTAAGTGCCTGGTGCAGGTGATGGTTAACGCGACTTTTGTCCCGGAGGGGCGATTTGTCGTCGTACACCTTGTAAGCCTCGATGGTGATTGGGCACTGCTCAAGCGTGGTCACAATGGCTTTCTTGATTCTGGTTAGCTCGGCTGCTGCTGACTCATAGCGAATAAGTGCGGCGATGGCGCGGGATTCAAGCGTGGGCTTTGCCATCACGCCCCCTTCAACAAATCAATGACGATCTTCACACCGCTGGCCACGCTGGCTGGCCGCTGTGCGGCGTACCGGGTCAGGTCGGCAATGGCCTTGGTCCGGATTGGTTCACGGCGGATAGCCGCGCCGAGGCCCTGTACAAAGTCCATGGCGTAGCGCTTGCCTTCCAGCTCCATGACGCGATTGATGGGGCCGGTGATGAGCAGCTCGGGCAGCGGCTCGTTGGTCAAGATTGGCGGGAGAAGCTTTGGCGCGGGTGCAGGGTTGCGGGCACGATCAAGCGCCTGTTGTGCGAGTGAGTTCATGGCGTTGCCTCATAGGCTTGGTTGAAGTCGGGCGTTCGCGTAGAGTTCGTCGCTCTTACACGAAGGGGCTGGCAATGAAACAAAAGGAAGTTGTAAAAGACGGTTATGGGTTGGTCTTGTGGCTATCTATAGCTGGGCTGCTAGCTGCTCTTGTCGTATCGATTTATTATTACAGACAAGGTTTCGGCACGACTCTGTCATCAGATCCTAACTACTGGTCTGCGTTTGGCACTTATTTTGGCGGGATATTTGGCCCACTTGTTTCGTTTGTTACGCTTATAGCAATTCTCAAAACAATAAAATTACAGAGCACATTGCTTGAAACCCAAAATCACGAATTTTCAGTGATGCAGGAAATTCAGATGAAGACCTTAGCCTCACAGCAGGAGCTCGCTGATAGGTCGCTGAAGGATGCGGAGAGGCAGGAGATAGAAGCTTGTCGTTTGAGCCTGCTTGCGATGCTTGACCGCTATATTGATCAGGCTCAGAAACGCCTTGAAGCCACGATTATGCGGATGGATAGACTTGCTGAGTGGGTGCTTGATGGAAAAGCTAATAACAGGGGGCAAGATTTAAATGATATAGCAGACATTGTTACTGGTATTAGGCGTCAGATCGGTGATCTAAATTTGATGCTGGTTGATTTGAATTTTAATTCGTATAGCTCGACTGTCGATATGCGGAACTATTACTCAGCGGAGATTCAGAAGGTCTTCAACAAAGACACTCTTTCTACTAAGCAGTATCGTGAACAATCACCAAGCGGCGGCGATACTGCCTAATTTGTTTATTCGTAGTTTTCAGTAGGTTAAGGTAAGTCACGCTGCAGCTTTGATCGCTTCGATAATGCGCTGACCTGCCAGCGGTGGAACTGCGTTTCCTGCCATGTGCATTGTTAGCCGATGATTGTCCGGCCGCTTCGTGTCGGCAGGAAACGACATGGCGGCAAGGGCTTCGTTGGCCGAGAGCATTCGCATCTCATCGCCGCGCACCAAGGCCCACCGGTCGAGTGTGGTGATGGTCCCGATGGGGCGATCAAGGCTGCGACCAGTTAGGCCTGAGCCTGATCCGTAGTAGGGCATGATGAATCGATCACCGAAGCGCTCCCGACCATTCTTCACGCGGAGCAGAGTGGATTCAGCTCGGCCAGGCTTCACGACCTTGCTCCACTTGCCCGCGTCGAAATCGATGAAGGATGATGCTGGAACGTGCCGGCGCTGGTGAAGTTGAAGGTTCAGCGGTGCTTTGCTTCGGGTGCAGACCAGAAACAGGCGAACGCGGTGCTGCGGCACACCGAGGTCGGCGCAATCAACGACATGCGGTGCGAGCATGTACCCAAGTGCCGCCATTGCCTGCGACCAGGCGGGGTACAAGGCCCAGCTCGTGAACTCTTCGACATTCTCAACCAGCACCACTTCCGGTCGGTGGAATTCGGCTGCCGACACTACTGCCCAGGCTGTTGATCGCGATGCGTCGTGCTGAGCGTTACCTGACTTCTTACCCCGTGCCTTCGAATGCCCCTGGCAACAAGGCGAGGCCAGCATGATGTCGTGGGCGGGAACCTTCGACCAATCCGCTTGGTGCAGGTCCTGGCAGATGTGAATGGCTTCCGGGTGGTTGGCGTTGTGCCACTCAACCGCGACCGGCCAGTGATTGGCAGCCCAGAGTACGTCGATACCGGCGTTTCGGGCGCCGGTTGACCATCCGCCGAGACCGGCGAACAAATCGATTGCTGTTGTCATAGGGCACCTTTAAATGGCGCCCATGCAGGGCGCCGGCAGGGTCAAGCCACCTGAGCAGGTGGGTTCATGGCGAAGTAGATGCGGGCGCAGGCCTCGGTGTCAGGCCGGGCGCGGTGGCCGCCGACCAGTTCCTCACCGGTGAAGTGCAGCAGGGCCTCGGCTACGGTCGGTACCTTGTATTGACCAGGGCGACCGAAGCCCGCGGCAATCATCTTGGCGGTGGGAGGGCACTTAACGATGTTCTTGCTGGACTGACAGGTGCAGTAACCGGCGGTTGCCTTGAACGCGTCAGCCGCTTCCTTGCCCCGGTACCGCGACAACGCAATGCGCATGATCCGGTCATCGAACTGGATGTTGTGCGCAACCCGCAGGCCTGAACGGTCGTGAATGGCCATGAAACCGTCCAGCGCTTCGGACTCAGGGATACCCAAGTCCATCGCCATTTCGTTGGTGATCCCGTGGATCGCGGTCACTTCGTTCGGGATCACCCAGCCATCAGGGCGGATCATCGCTTCGAAGGAATCGGCCAGGGTGCCGTCAGCGTTGTAGGCGAGAATGCAGATGTCCACCAGGTGCGGCTGGCGCGGATCGTCGCTTGGGTCGCGGAACAGTGGGAGACCGGTGGTTTCAGTGTCGTACGGGGTAATCAGGTTCATTGGGCACTTTCCTTTGGACGAAAAGAAGGCGCCCTGAGGCGCCTGCGGTGTTGCAAGTGGGTGGGTTAACTGGCTTGCTGCAGCTGTTCGGCCCCGGCAGCGGTACCGCCCTCGATCCAGACCGCATTGATTTCAGGCGGCAGCTTGGCGGGTTTCTCCTTGAGCGTGCCGCAGACAATGGCGCTGTCGATCGTTCCGGCCTTGGCCATCTTCACCAGCATGCCAAACAGCTGGCCGCGCCCGGGTAGGTCCAGCACGTCGAAGCGGTCGAGAATCACGAACTTGAGCCCCGAATGTTCTGCGATAGCCAGAGCCAGCAGGGCATCAGCGCGCCACCGTTCCGATTCCGACAGCAGGGTGTACAGGCGCCCGCCGGCGGTGATGTTCATGTCGGCGCCGATCTTCACCTGCTTCCAGGCCGACAGCGTCGAGGACTTAGCCAGACTGTCATTGAACGGTTTGAGCGCACCGGCAAGGATCTCGCTAGGAATGCCGTCCGGAGCCAGCAACTCAGCGATGTGCGTCCAGGCCTTCACGTCAGCATGGTGGGCCGCTGCATCTGTGGCCTTCTGCTCGGCACTGGCGATCAGGTCGATACGTTCGCTGATGGCGTCGACCTTGGCCTTGGCGGTGTCACGGGCCTTGCGCTGTACCTGAATGGCATCCTCGACACGTTTGATCTGCGCGTCGGTGACTTCTTCGCCGGCAGACTTCACCAGGGCATCGAGGTCACGGCCAGCCTGTTCCGACTCGGCAACGGCTTTTTGGTCGTTCACTTGGGTGCGGGCAAGCAGGTTGTAGGCATCGTTTGCGGTTTTCAGATCGGCATGAGCCTTGGCCAGCTTGGCCGCGTCGGCGGTCTTCCCTTTGAATAGCTCAATTACCTTGCCCACGATCTTCAGCTTCACGCCACAGGCTGGGCACTCACACGGGCTTTCACCCGAGAACGCCGTGACCTGCTGCTCGGCCTCGCTGACCTTGGCTTTCCATGGCTCCAGCTCTTTGATGGTGGCGTCGAGCTTGGCCTTGCGGCGATTCAGTTCGAGGTAAACCTTTTCGAGGTCGACCTTGCGCACCGCCATGGTGTCGCTGTTCTCGCGCTTGGCACGTAGACCGCCCAAATGCTGGGTGCCTTTCTCTATCTCGGTGGCAGCATCGGTCAGTGCTTTCTGAGCCTGCACCAGGTCGTCTTTGGTGACTTCGGGCGCATCGTCCGGAAGCGGTTGTATGTCGACCATCCAGCCTTCAGCCTTTTCGCTACCGTAAACCTCACCGGTCAGCCCTTTCCATGCACCACGGCATTCGCTGGTGTACGTCTTGGCCTGTTCCTGCGCGGCAGTGAAACCGCTCAACAGCAGCGGCTTGATCTTCTCAACCTTGGCCGCATCGCCACCCTTGGCCAGCAGCTTGTCGACTACCACCTGAGGTTTGCCGCTGGACTTGGTCAGCGCGAACAGCATTTTGCGGCGCTCGACGTCCTTCAAGCCAGCGAACAGGGAAGGGGTCAGCACGTAGGGCAAGTATTCGTCACCGACCGCCAGTGTGTGGTCGCCCTTGCCATCTGGCAGGGTGTAGCTGCTGGCCACGTCGTCGTGACTGACGATGATCTGGGCTTTCTTCTGGCCCTCGGTGACCAGCTGCTTGTAGTCCTTCTTCAGGGAAACCCGCGCCGAACCACCCAACGCCAGGTTGATTGCTTCCTGAAGGCTGGTCTTGCCGGCGCCGTTCGGGCCGCTGACCAGGGTGATAGGTGCGGTCAGGTCCAGGTTGCACGCTTGCAGACCCTGGAAGTTCTCAACAAAAAGGTGATTCAGGCGCATGGCGACTTACTCCAGGTTCAAGTTCGCCAGCTCGGCGATGACTGTGTAGGTGTTGTCTATGGAAAGGTCGCCCTCGGTTTCGAGTTCGATCACGGCGTTGTCGATGAGGCGCAACAGCAGGCTGGTGGCTTGGTCGCTGTCGATAGCGAAGCGGCGTTGCACCCAGGCGACGTCGACAGTCTTGGCGTGCAGCACCACCAGCTGGGCGGCATCTTCGTAGCTGAAGTCGCCAAATTCTTTGCCCAAGTCCGTGCTACGGCCTTCGTTCACAAGGGCGTTGAGCTCATCGTCATTGCCCAGCGGGTGGTGTTCGCCATCTGGCTCGTCAGGTCCAGAGCCACTACCGGCAAACAAGCTGCCGGTCAGCTCGCTGGTATGGAGTGGAAACTCATGCTGGTCGCGGTCAGGCCTGATGAAGTCCAGGCCCTCGGCGTAATCGTTCGGCGCGAGCACCAGCAAACACAGCTTGCCGGCGACATCGATGAGGCCGTGACGATTCGGGTCTTGTGCATCAATAGCGGCAGTGACGGTGATCGCCTTCGCCTTGAACTTCGCGTCCACCACGGTCACCGGGATGGTGTCGACGTTGCGCGAACTGATGATCGCGATAGCGTTGTACACCGCTTTCGTCGCGGCCTCGGTCAGCCGGTCGATGACTTCCTGCTGCTGGCCTTCATTCAGCTTGCTGTACGGCGAGTGCAGGTTCTTCAGTTCGAACAGTCCGGCGTTGACCAGGTCATGCACAAGCAGGTCATGCGCCAGGTAGGACGGTGGGACGTCCGCTAGCTTGGCGCGCTCGATAATTGCGTGGTGTTCAGCTTTCATAGGAAACCCTCAGTGCTTGGCGATGCGTTCGAGCTTCGACTGTTGCGCCGGGCTCAGGTTGGTGTGGGCGCCGTAACGCTTGAAGCTGGCGCGGATGTTCTCGACGAACTCCAGCTCCCAGCCGCCGCTGGCGTGAAGCTCAGCGGAGACCAGGATCGCGGCGAATTCTTCAATGCTGTCGTAGATATCCAGGACTGATTGAGCGGCCATGGCGGTTACTCGAAGTTAAGGCCGGCTGTTTCGGCGGCCTCATCTGCAACCGTTTCGGCGGTTTCGGTAACGTTTTCGGCCTGATCCATTGCGGTTTCGGCCGTTTGTGTTGCAGATTCCGGCAAATCTGTTGCATCGCCGTCGCCCTGGTCATCGTCGGTATCAATGATCGCTGGCGCCTCAGGCTCTTTGTCGCGCAGGTCGTTGATGTCCACGGAATAGGTGCCAGAAGCGTCCGCCGTGGCGTCGATGAAATCCTCGACCTCTTCGCGCGACTGCAACCCCATCAACAGTTCGGGCGCATAAAGCCGGCCCAGCATGCTGGCTGCCCGGTACCGCAGCATGACCTCAGGCATCGTCAGCCACTTGCTGCCGTTCTTTGTCAACCAGCCCTCATCGATGGCCATCTGCATGGAAATGGTCGGGCCGTTGAGCCGGTCACCGGTTTCCTTCTCGATCACCCAGGCGGTGCAGGTTTGATGTTTGATCTTCGCCGTGCGCTGCTCAGTGACCTTCTTGCCGTCCTTCCAAAACGTGGCGCTGTATTTCAGTTCCTCGACCTTGCCCGGGGCACTCAGGTCGAAGCGCAACGGACTGAAACGACCGCAGCTGTTGAGCATCGCGATGATGAACTGGCTCGACCAGCTCGGGCGGCCCTCGATGACGTAGAGGTTCTGCATCACCATCAGCGGATCAGCCCCCATGCGCAGCGCCATGTTCAGCGCGACCACGCAGTTGGGGAGTCCGGCGGCATTTGCTTCGTGACCAACGACCTTCCCGTACTCCTTTTTTTCTGTGAATGCGCGGTATTGCACAGGCACCAGGGTAGAGCCGGCGAGGGCCTTCGCGACTCGCTGCAGTTGTTCGAAGCCCGAGCCTGTCAGCAGGGACATGGGCGCATCGTTCTTTGGAGCAGCGACAGCACTGGTCTGCATTGCCGCAAGGGTGGTCTGGGTCATAGTGGTTACTCGTGGTAAGGGCAAGAGGACCAGCGCGCGCAGTACTTCGCGCTGCACAGGAAACTTTGGGGGTTGGGAGGGAACAGGCCGGTGCGGAACATCTCGGCGCCGATCTGGATCAGACCGGGGAATTCTTCGGTACCGATCATCATTTGCTTGGCATTGCGAATCTCGCCGATGCCGGTTTCTGGCTTTCCGCCGGTCTTCAGCCCGATGATGTGAGCCGGCGCCGTGCAGGCTTCACCGGTTGTGTGTTCTTCGAGGATTTCGTATGTGCCGATCTGCGCGGCGTGTCCGTTGGTTTTGGCGACCCCGTCCACGACAGCGGCGCGGCCCGACTTCACGTCAGCAATGCCCTTGCCGGAACCGGTCTTGCAGATTCGTGCCCGGTCGAGCTGGCCGGTCAGGCGAACGATGACGCCACCACCGCAGTCGATTTCCAGCGGTGTGGCCGTGCGCTCAACCGCCACGAACTCATACCGAGGGCTGATTTCATTGCAGTAAGCGGTGTGCAGCTTCAGGCCCGTGGCTTCCGCCTGGGCTAGCGAGATGTCAGAGCCACGCCAATCCACCTCATATTCCGGATGGCGCAGCGTGTGGATGAACATCTCGGCGGTGTCGTAAGCCGTCAGGTTGCTGCCATTGATGCGGGCTGAGTCGAACGCCGCGGTACCGGCATGAATCGATGTGCCCAGGTGGGCGCGGGGACTGCTCGGCGAGCGGTGGCCCAGCAGCTGCACCCATTCGAACTTGAACGCGCAGTCGAACAGAGAGCCCCACGACGAGGCGCGGACTGTGGTTACAGACATGGGATTACCTATTGAGTGATCAGGCCGCCGATGGCAGGGGCCAAGAGGACGATGGTGATGAACAGGGCGCCGACGATGGCAGAGGTGCGGCGGATCGCGCGGCGCCGGGAACGCTGGCGGGTGGTCATGGCATCCGCACCACGATCATTCCGCGACGGATCTCGATGCGGGTACGGGCTGGAAGATCGGCGACCAGAAAAAAGCCCTGACGGTTCAGGGCTTCGGCGAGTTCTTTGCAGGATTTGGCGATGATGGTCATACGCGGTGAGCCTCCAGTAGCAGCATCAGATCGCGGTGCTGGCGATCAAGGATTCGATCTTGGCGAGCCACGTAATGCCGGTGCTCATCGATGTCGATGGCGCCCAGCGCGTGGGCCATTTCAATGGCCATGCTCGTTTCAGCGTGCAGCTGTGCCGAGGTGTTGCCCTCCAGCAGCAGGGCAAACCGTGAGTCGATCATGTCCAGGGCTGTTTGGTGTGCGCGGCTCATGCTGCCCACCGTTCCCGGCGGGTGTTGGCGTCGATCTCAAGCCACAGCGCCGTCTCGATCTGCCGGCCGTACTGCATAAAAACCAGCCGCAAGCCCAGCGGATCAACATCCATCCGGATGCCGTCATCGTCGTAGCAGATGCCCGACTCAACTTTGAACTCCAGTTCGCGGCAGCCCTGGGCATCCCAGTCGCTGGACCAATCACCAGGGCAGGGTGATGTGTTCTCGCAATGGGTCACCTCCACCTGGAGGACGAACCCTTCAACAATCACTTCGTAAGTCATGGTCGCCTCCGTGGTGGCGGGGTGGTTGTGCATTGGAGATCGCTCGAATCCCTCCGAGTGTTGCCAGCTTCGGGTAGCGCAGCTCGGATTGAAGTCTTGGCTGCGGCAAATCCCAGTGGGGCAAGGTGGCCACCCTGCTATCACGACAGAGGGCCGAGCGATCTCCGATGCAGCCTGGTAGCCCAGGCGCTTCGGTGTTTCCTTCTCTCCAGCCGCGACCCTGTCCGCTGGAAAACTGATTCGGGGCTTTACGCTGCGCACCCTGGGACAGTTGCCATCCCTCTGGACCGTTGAGGCCGGTCTATCGCTTGCCTGTGCATCTGGGCCGGTGGTGATCCGGCAAGGGTGAAACGGTCGATCTAAAGAGCGGTGGCTTTCGCCGGGTTGCGGCCAGTTGTGGCTGGCATGGGATAGATATTGCCGCAGGAAATTATTACGTGTCAATGCCGCAGGAAATAATAATTCCGCTTGGCGTGAAAAATCGACAAATTTGGCTAATTCGTCAGTTCCACGACGGGCGGAGGTCAAGAAGGGGGTTAGGAGTGATTTGGAGCGAGGAGGGGCATTTCCGGAGTGGAGACGCAAAAGCACCCCAGAGCGCGCATAGCTTTAGCTCGCACAGTGGGGTGCTTCAATAGGCTTGGGAGGAGCTAATGGAGGTGGGTGTGGAGGCTATTTCTTAAGTAGCTTCGTTAGGAAATAGTCTTTGAAGTACCCTATTAAAAATATCCAAAAGAATTCGACAACATAAAAGACCATGTCGAGTATTTCTGAAATCCATTTGGGTTTTACATGCCACACAAAATTGTGCAGTAAGAGTATTGCAGCAGCTGTTGCGATCCAAACGCCAAAGGCTAATGTCCATGCGTGTTTTTCGTGAGCTTTATAAACTTCGCTGTCAGTGTTTCTCGAAGTGCTCATTGGATTCCCTTTGGTGCGGTGCACTGACTTCAACGAGTCGGTCTAACATGGATTCAAATAACTCGAAATCTTTTTCTGTTATTCGATCTTCGCCAATTGCGCGCTGGAGCTTCTCGACAAGCTTTTGTAAACGCACCAGGCTAGCGAGGCTGGCGGCTCCATCGCTCACGTACATTGCGCACGAAGCTGTTGGAAAATCGCTCTGTGGTGGCTTAAGAGAGCTGCTAATGCGCAAGAAATTCTCTGGGGCTAGAAGGTCTGGATCTTCTCTAAAGATATGTACCCTAGGTTTTTTTAAGAAACGATATTCTTCGGCTTTAAAATTTTTTGGTCGTTCAGATTGGTGGAGCTCGGTAGGTTTTAACGCAGCATTAGTTATTGCATCTATTTCTTCTGCGAGTCTTTTACTGAATCGCTCTACAGGGATATCAAATAACTTTGAAACCTTTAAAGCGAAATCTAGGTTTATCGCTAGCCTGCCGTTTAGATAGTTACTAAAGGAGCCCTGGTTCATCCCCAGCGCAGCGCCTGCCTGCTCTTGAGTTATTCGATCTTTTTTAGGCCGGACACGGTTGTACTCCTCAATTGCCGCCTTCAAAGCAGCGCATTCGGATTTTTCCCACTCGGACAGTTCGCGTTTCTTCAGATTCATAAGATGAGGTTATTCCCGCAGGCGATGCGATTCAAATTCCGCCCGATTGACAAAATAAATTCCGCAGGAAATACTCGCTCCAGTCATTCCACGGATTAACCACCATGAAACGTTCTGAGCTAGCTGATTTCTCAGCGGAAAATGGCCAGGTCGCTACGGCCAAAAAGCTGAACCTCACCCAAGGGGCCTTGAGCAAAGCCATACGAACTGGCCGCAAAGTCTTCGTTATCGAGCATGAGGACGGATCGCTGAGCGCGGAGGAGGTGAAACCATTTCCCTCCCAGCCGTCTGCTAAGCGGGCCGAGGCCTGATCATGTCGACGAGCCCATTGAACCAACAGCAGACCGTAAGGGCCCGCAAGAACTACTCCTTTCTCATGCAAAAGCTTGCATCGATCGGCAACGGACCTGTCGCGGTTGCAGTCGGTTGCGATGAGGCAACGATCAGCCGCATGAAGCCTGAGAAGTTCGAGCAGTTCTGCCAAATCCTTGCAGTACTGGGCCTGAAGATCGTCCCCGAGGAGATGCGCTGCTTCAACGAGGCAGACATCGCCATGTTCATCCACGGTTCCAAGCGTTGGATGGAACACATCCAGAGCGTCGACCAGCTGGAGGAGGACTGATCATGGATTGGCTCCGGCTCTGGCACGACATGCCCAACGACCCGAAGTGGCGAACGATTGCCCGCGTTTCCTCGCAGCCTATTGCCCTGGTGCAGGCGATGTATGTGCACCTGCTTGTGGATGCGTCACGAAATGTCACGCGTGGTCACGTGACAGTCACGAAGGAGGACATTGCGTCCGCTTTGGACGTGACAGATGAGCAAGTCGAGGCCGTTTTTTCGGCAATGCAAGGCCGTGTGTTGGACGGTGACAAGCTGTCCGGATGGGAAGGGCGACAACCAAAGCGGGAAGACACCGGAAACCCTGAAAGCGGCGCCAAATCAGCCGCGCAGCGTAAACGCGAGCAGCGTGAGCGCCTGAAAAAAGAAGCTGAGGAAAATATCGGTCACGACGCGTCACGCAGTGTCACGCCCAGTCACAACAGAGAAGAGGAGAGGAGATTAGATAAAACACCACCACTTCTCTTCGCGAGCGAAATTTTCGATTCCCGCAACAAATTCTCGATGACCGAGGCATGGCTCCCTTGTGAGAAATCCTTCGGCGCAGTGCTGACCATGAACGCGATGGCAGGCCAGACCTTCCAGGCCGATCAGCTTCTCGAATTCAAATCCTTCTGGATCGCATCCCCCGACGAACACCGTACCCACGCCAAGTGGGAGCACGCGCTTGCCCAACATTTGAAACGCGACCTGCGTCACCAGCAGGCTGCCGGGAGAACCAACGATGGACGACTCAACAACGCCGGTAGCCGACCTGCTCGGCAAGGTCCTCGATCTGCAGTCGACCGGGTCAAGCAGCACATTGCCGACCGACAAGCCCGAGAAGCTGTCGCAAACGCTCCTGGACAAGCTGTGGGTGAAAATGACCGAGATGTACGGCCACCGCTGGACGGCGAGTTTCGGCGAGAAAGCTGATCCCGATCATTCGTGGGCATCGGTGCTCAAGGGCATCACGGGCCAACAGATCGCCAACGGCTTGAATGCCCTGGTCGACAAACCAGACGAATACGACTGGCCACCGCCGGCGAACGTCTTTCGTGCCATGTGCCTGCAAGTGCCTGGTCTGCCGAGTGAAGCCCAAGCATGGGACGAAGCCCGTTCAGGGAAGTACAGCCACCCAGCCGTGCGCATTGCCGCAGAAGCCACCAGCACGTTCGACCTGCACAGCGCACCGAACAGCGACAAGGCCCTGCGCCAACGCTTCGAACGAAACTACGCCATCGTCACGCGCCGTGCACAGACCGGCCAACCGCTTGAAGGGCGAATTGCTCACGGCATCGGCAGCGACAGCATGCGGCCACGCGAACAGATCCAGCTCGAACACTCCCGCAAGGAAGCCGAAGCATTGGTCATCGCCCAGGGCATCCCCACCAACGGCAAGTCCGCCCGTGAGCTGCTGCTCGCCAAGATGGGCATTCGGAGAGACGACGATGTCTGATCACAATCCCGTTTCATTCACCGTGCCGGGTGAGGCCATCGGGAAGGGCAGGCCACGCGTCAGCACCATCGGTGGCCACGCTCGCATGTTCACGCCCACCAAGACCGCCAACTACGAAACCCTGATCGCCATGGCCGCGCAGCAAGCCATGAACGGCCGCGAGCTGATCGCCGGCCCCGTCATGGTGGAAATGAAAATCATCGTGTCCGTGGCCGCGTCCTGGTCCAAGAAGAAAACCGCCGAGGCCCTGCAAGGCCTGGTGATGCCCACCAAGAAACCGGACATCGACAACGTGCTCAAAGCCATCTGCGACGGTATCAACGGCATCGTGTTCAAGGACGACGTTCAGGTGGTCAACGTCTCGCTGAGCAAGCGCTTCGGCGAAACCCCGGGTGTTCTCGTCCGTGTCGTACCGCTGGAGGGGAAGCCATCATGAGCGCCCTCATCACGCTCTGGTACATCGCCCTGATCGCCATCGGAGCAGCGGCCTTCAAGCTCTACATGCTCGGCCTGCCGACCATCTGCCAATGAAACTCGGGGGAGTTATGCCAAAACCAATCCTGCAATGGGCCTGCCGCGAGCTGGTAGACGGCTGGGTGATGATCGGCGTGGACGTGGACCTGTCAGCACCCGGAGAGCCTGAGGCGCTTCTCGGGTACCGTAGGGCCATTCACCCGTTTCACTTCGACGAGTGCACTGACCCGGTTGTGGAATTCGCTGGCGTTATCGCTGAAATGACTTATCGCGTGAACAGGGGATTGGAGGGGGTGGGGGACGCGCAACCTTTCACAACCTCGCGCGCACGCACGTTTGGGGCATGACCATGTTGGCCGTGGTCGAACAGCGGGTTGACTGGTTCACGGTCATCACGGTCCTGTCGCGCACCGGCTATTCCCCGCAGTCGGTGGCCGACGCCATCGGAGTTGCACGCACCACGTTGTTGGGTTGGAAGCAGGGCGCTGAACCTCGTTACACCGAGGGCGAGCGCCTGGTGTCGTTCTGGTGCCAGACCACTGGGAACGACCGCACAAGACTGCCCATGGTCGCGATTGGCGACTGGTGGGCTTATCACTCCAAGGCTTGAGGGCAAGACCATGATCACCGAAGACGATACTCCCAGCGCCTCGCGGCAGCGGTTCGAGGATTACATCGCGCACCTGGGCTACAACGTTGAGCGCTACAACGGCTCGTACGTCAGCAAGATGACTCAGACGTTCTGGTCGATCTGGCAGGCTGCGCAGTCATGAGCGTTCAGTACGTTTGCCCGGGATGCAGCTACGCCGTAAGGGTCGGACAAATGCGCGGTCAGCTTTGTGCGAGCTGCACACGCAAACAGGCTGATGCCGCTGCGCAGGAGGCCGCCAAGACAGCTATGGCAGATGACCTGGTGCGCGGTAAGCCGAAATAGTCGGGATCCCGACACCTCACCCAACCGATCCTTGCCTCGTCGAATAACCCGACCCCGCCACCGTGCGGGGTTTTGCTTACGAGGTATCAAATGGCAGAGCCGAGCAGCAGTGCTGTGGTCGCTGGCGCAGGGATTGTCGGTGTCACCGCTGTGAGCCTGTGGCCCGGCGTGGATGGGAACGCGGTCATTGGCGCGTTTGCCGGTGCCATTTTCTTTGTGGTGTTCGCCAAGGAGCTGGGCATGTTGGCCCGGTTCGGGTACTTCGTCGCGTCTTGGATTGGTGGGTATTACGTGGCTGCCGAAGCCATTGAGCGCGGATGGGTTCGGACATCGGGCCTGGTCGCGCTCTTGGGTGCTCTGCTCTGCGTCACGGTTGGAATCAGTCTGCTGCTGTGGCTTGGCGGCGGGAAAATGCCCAGCTGGATGCAATGGGTCGCTGACAGATTCGGAGGCAGTCGCAATGGTAACGGTTGATCCATGGACTCTTCTCGCTGGCGCCCTGTGCGGCGCCATTTGCTGGCGCATCGCGACTTACCGTCGTGACGGTGCTCGGTACCGCGCTGGCGTTTCCTGTCTGGCCTACATCCTCGCCGCCGCCACCGGCTGTGAGTGGCTGACGGTCATGATGGCGGTGTTGCTCGCCAAGCCGGTGACCGCCGTTTCCCCCTTCATCCTGGTCGTATTGTTCGTGCTGACGGTGCTTGTGTACCGCGCTCACGGCAACGTCGCCCGCGTCCTGAGGCTTGACTGATGGCAACTCCTACGCGCGGCGTGCGGAACAACAACCCGGGCAACATCGACTACGTGCCGGCCAACAAGTGGCGCGGCCAGCTGCCGCCCAACCCAGCACTGGAGAAACGGTTCGCCCGCTTCGACACGCCAGAGAATGGCATCCGTGCCCTGGGCAAGCTGCTGCTCACATACCAGGACAAGCACAAGCTCAAGACCGTCGAGACGATCATCAGTCGCTGGGCCCCGTCAGTCGAGAACGACACCGGCGCTTACGTGCGGGCCGTCGAGGCCAACACCGGCACAGAGCCAGGGGCAGACGTCGATCTGCACGCCATCAAAGTACTGGCCGGCTTCGTCAGGGCCATCATCCATCACGAAAACGCAGGCTTTGCCTACCCCGACGCCGTGCTGGCCGAAGGCGTGCGCAGGGCGCTGGAGTGAAAGCCAGCGCCGCAAGCCCTCGCAAATAGTCGGGAACCCGACAGCTCACCTCTCAGATGCTGGCCCTCGTTGATCAACAACTCCAACCGAGGCCAGCCCAATGTCCCGCACCATCGCAGACTACGAGTTCAACCGCGCCATATCCCTGGCCGATGCCGTCGGCAACCTGATCAGCAAGGCCGCAGCGGCGAACATGCCGGAGGTCCAGACGGATGTGAATGCCCTGGTGCAGAACATGACTGCTTACGCCTCCGAGCTGATCGGGAAGGCGGAAGAGCCACAGGCGCCAGAAACACCAGAAGTCCCGGACGCACCTGAAACCCCCACCGAGTAACTCCCACTCCAGCAGCACAGGAGGCACCAACATGCCCGCTCCAGAAGAACTTACCCCGAAGACCCCCGGCGAACCGCTGGGCACCATCACGCCGCTTGCCCCGGATGCCGCCGGGATCACCGGCGCCGGCGATCCACCGAAGGACGACACCGCCCCGGCGCTGTACGTCGCCAAGCACATTGCGGGTGGCCGCTGGCATGTCGTGACCAATGACGCCGAGGCCAAGCGCGTCGGTGATTTCGTTGGCGACAAGGTTACCGTCCTGGTCGAACTGGATCGCCTGCTCGCTGGCGGTGAGCCGTTCGTGCAAGAGCCGAAGGACGACACCGCCGCCAAGCCACAGGTCAAGCCCGCTCCCACAGGCGATATCGACGCCTCAAGCCTGAAGCAGCCGGTCATGACGCCAGACGGTTGGCTCTGCCCTGAGCCACCGGTCAAGGGGTAAGGCCCATGGGAAGCAAGCCAAAGAAACCCAAGGTAGTCGCCGCACCAGACCCACAGGTCGAAGCGCAGAAGGCCGCCGACTTGGCCGCACAGAAGGCCAACGAAGAGACGGCCACACGCAAGAAGCGCAAGGCAGAGAGCAGCTTGCTGTCGACCGCTGGCGCCGCCGGCAGCGTGCTTGAGCAAGGAAAAAGGACACTCGGAGCATGAACGCATCCCAGATCGCCAAAACGCTGAGCACCCTGAAGTCCCTCCGCTCGCCGCATGAGTCGGTCTGGCGCGATTGCTTCGACCACAGCTACCCAATCCGGGGCAGTGGCTTTTGCACGGAGCAGATCACGGCCATGGAAGCGCAGATGCGCAAGGCCCGGATGATCGACGGGACCACCACGGACGCGGCCCGGATCCTGTCGTCCGGCATCATGTCGGGCCTGACCCCGGCCAACTCCCTGTGGTTTGGCATGGACGTGGGGCAGGAAACCGACGAGGAACGCCGGTGGTTGGACGACTCAGCCGACATCCTCTGGCAGAACATCCATGCTTCCAACTTCGACGCGGCCGCTTTCGAGGGGCTGATCGACGTTGTGTGCGCTGGCTGGTTTGCCCTGTACATCGATCAGGACATGGAGAAGGGCGGTTTCACCTTCGACCTGTGGCCCATCGCGAGCGTGTACGCCTCGGCGTCCAAGGCTGGCGGCAAGATCGACACCGTGTACCGCGAGTACAAGCTGACCGCTGAACAGGCGGTCAATGAGTTCGGTGAGGCCAACGTCAGCGAAGGCACGCGCAAGCTGGCCAAGGACAAACCGCAGGAGCTGGTCAAGTTCGTTCACGCGATCTACCCCCGCACCACGTACATGGTCGGCGCCAAGCTGGCCAAGAACATGCCGATTGCGTCGTGCAAGGTCGAGGTCGATGCCAAGCACCTGGTGAGCGAGTCGGGTTATCACGAAATGCCGGTGGTTGTGCCGCGCTGGATGATGATCCCGGACAGCGTGTACGCCGTGGGCCCGGTGTTCGATGCACTGCCTGATTCTCGCACCCTCAACGAACTCTGCAGGATGGACCTTGCAGCCGGTGACCTGGCCATTGCCGGCATGTGGATTGCCGAAGACGACGGCGTGCTCAATCCGCGCACGGTCAAGGTCGGGCCGCGCAAGATCATCGTCGCCAACAGCGTCGACAGCATGAAGCCGCTGCAAAGCGGCTCGAACTTCGAGTACGCCGAAACCAAGATCGCCCGCTTGCAGGCCTCCATCCGCAAGATCCTGATGGCCGATCAGCTCCAGGCTCAGGACGGCCCGGCGATGACTGCCACCGAGGTGCACGTGCGCGTGAACCTGATCCGCCAGTTGCTCGGCCCGGTCTATGGCCGCCTGCAAACCGAATACCTGCAACCCATGATCGAGCGGTGCTTTGGCATCGCTTACCGCGCTGGCGTGCTGGGTGCTGCGCCTGAGTCGCTGGCCGGTCGTAACTTCACCGTGCGTTACCTGTCGCCGCTGGCCCGCTCGCAGAAGCTGGAAGAGGTCTCGGCCATTGACCAGTTCGTGGCCGGCGCACTGGTTGTTGCTGCGACAGATCCGACCGTCCTGGACAACATCGACATGGACGAGGCCCAGCGCTTCAAGGGCGAGGCCTTGGGCGTTCCGTCGTCCGTCATCCGCAGCAAGGCCGACCGCGACAAGATCCGCGAAGACCGTGCCGCCGCCAACCAACAGGCGCAGGAGGAAGCCCAGCAGCAACAGATGAAACAGCAGGTTACTGACGCCGCACTCAAACAACAGGGAGCCGCAGCGTAATGGCAATCGAAGTCGATGCAGCGATGTACAAGCGCGTGTTTGAGGATCACCACGAAGGGCGGTTGATCCTCGACGCGCTGACCAACCAGTTCGCACGTCCCGCCGTGGTCAAGGGTGGGATTGATGCCGTCCTCGAAACCTATCAGCGCGACGGCCAACGCCGGGTGCTGGAGTTCATCGTTTCCCAAATCAACAGAGCAAACGGAGTAGATACCAATGCGTTTGAAGAATAGTTTTGCCCGGTTCATGGGCGCGTTCCTGATGGCCGAGGGTGATCCGGCCGCCGGCGGTGGCGCACCAGATCCAACTCCCGCCCCAGCACCTGCACCAGTTCCGGCGCCGTCCGTGCTGAGCAACGCAGCCACCACTGACTTCATCCCCGAGAAGTACCGCACCAACAAAGAGGACGGCAGCCTTGATCTGGAAGCATCGTCGCGCAAGGTTGCCGAGGCCTACAAACACCTTGAGACCCGCATGGGCTCGGGTGATGTGCCGCCAAAGACCGCTGATGAATACGCGGTCAAGCTGGAAGGCGTCGAGGGTTTCAACTGGGACGAGTTCAAGAAGGACGAGAGCACCCAGTCGTTCCTGAAGGGCGCCCACGCCAAGGGCCTGACCAATGACCAGGTGCAGTACGTCATTGGCGAATACATGAAGGCTGCCCCGGGCTTGATCGAAGGCGGCGTGCAGCTCACCGCTCAGGACTGCACCGCGGCGCTCAAGTCCGTGTGGACCGATGAGGCAGCCATGAAATCCAACGTCACCGCCTCCTACCGCGCGGCTCAGGCGTTCGCCAGTGAAGGTACCGCCCCGGGCAACTTCGATGCGCTGATGTCCAAGTACGGCAACGATCCGGACTTCATCGCCTTTACCGCCAACATCGGCAAGGAGCTCAAGGAAGACAGCGCCATCAACGGCGGCCAGGTCAATGAGGCGGACTTTGCTGTGAAGACCGCCGAGCTGCGCGCCCAGCTCGAGGCCATGCCGCAGCATGATCCGAAGCGTGCCGGCATCAAGGCCGAGCTCGATGCCATGTACGAACGCAGATACAACAAGCCTCAATCCCGCCTTGGCTGATCACCGCCGCAAATAGTCGGGAAACCGACACCCTCCATGCACAAACATCGCAGGCATCCCAGCAATGGGCCGGCCTGCGATGGCACGCAGATACCCGGATAGCCCCGAGGCGCAGCAAAGCCGATGCACGCCAGGAACCCCGGCCCGAGCAATCGGACACCCGGCAGGCAACCCCCTTATCTGCATTGGAGTGCATCGTATGTCCCAGCAAATCACCGAGGCGTTTGTCCAGCAGTTCGCTGACAACTTCATGCACCTCGCGCAACAAGCCATTTCCCGCCTGGAGCCGACAGTAACGATCGAGCCGAACATCGTCGGCATGTCGAAGTCGGTCAACCGTCTGGGCCAGCGTACCGCGACCCGCCGCACCCAGCGCCACGGTGACACCCCGATCAACGATCAACCGCACAGCACCCGGTTCGTGGACCTCTACGACTGGGAAGACGGCGACATGGTCGATGACCAGGACAAGATCCGCATGCTGGTCGACCCGACGTCGGAGTACGTCAAGGCCATGATTGCCTCGCTGAACCGCGCCAAGGACGACGTGATTATCAGCGCGCTGGGTAGCAGCTCCCGCGCCACCACCGGCGGCATCATCCTGCCGGCCTCGCAGAAAATTGCTGTGGGCGGCACCGGTCTGACCAAGACCAAAATCATCCAGGCGAAAAAGATGTTCCGCCTTAACGAAGCGGACGAGGAGGCCGGTGAAGAGCTGTACATGGTCTACCACGCGCAGGCCCTGAACGACATCCTGGCTGATACCACGCTGACGTCGGCCGACTTTCTGGCCGCGCAGATGCTCCAGAGCGGCACGCTCAAAGGCAAGTGGATGGGCTTCAACTGGATTCCGTCTGAGCGTCTGCCGAAGTCTGGTGCAACTCGCTTTGCCTACGCCTACGCCAAGTCCGGCGTCACGCTGGGTAAGGGTGCGGAGATCATGACCGAAGTGGGTAAGGACGCCGGCAAGGGTTTCAACGTTCGTATCTACGCCAAGATGTCCATTGGCGCTGTGCGGGTTGAAGAAGAAAAAGTCGTGGAAATCGCGGCCAACGATCCGTAAGGGTCGTTCGCTTCGCCTTCTTCCCCACAGTTCAGGAGCTCAATCATGGCAACAGTTCTCGCATCGCTCGCGGCAGCCCGTGTGGCTTACCCGCAAACCCTGGTCAAACCGAACCTGCAAGGCGCGGACATCCAGGCGTTCATCAGCACCTACACCGTTCCAGCCGGCGGCGTGGCGATTGCCGACATCATCTCTTGGGGCTACTTGCCCTTGGGCGCACGCCTGATGCCTGGCACCGCCATTTTCTGTGCAGCTGGCACTGCGTCCTCGACCATCAACTTGGGCGATGCAGTCGCGCCGGCGCGCTACATGGCCGCTTCGTCTGCTGCTACCGCTGCGAAGCTGCCAGCCGAGGCCCAGTTCGCCAACGGCGCGCTGGCCGAAGTGACGGTGGTCAAGCCGGGGGATGCGACTGATACCAGTGAGCTGCGCTCGGTAGTAGCTGGTGCTGCATTGCTGGCCGGTCAAGTGCTCACGCTGGTGGCGTTCTACGCCGGCCAAAACTGATCCATCAGGCTGCCAAGGCAGGCAAGTAACCAACCGGGGCCGCGTGCCCCGGTCTTTTTATCTGGAGGTTTTGACCATGGCCACGGCAACCGGGGTTTCGATTTGCTCCAACGCGCTGCTGCTGTTGGGCTCGCAGACCATCAACGACTTCGGCGACGAGCTGAACCTGGACCGGGCAAAGTTGTGCGCCAACCTGTACCCGACCGTGCGTGACGACATGCTGCGCTCGCATCCATGGAACTGCGCTATCAAGCGGGTGGTATTGGCGCCTGATGCCGCTGCGCCAGCGTTCGGGTATCAGCAGTCATTCGAGCTGCCGGCCGACTTCATGCGCGTGCTGGAGGTCGGCGCAAGCGGTTGCCAGATAGATTACCTGGTCGAAGGTCGATCCATTCAGGCCGACACCACGGTGCTGGAACTGCGCTACGTGTTCCGCAATGAAGTCGAAACCACATGGGATTCCAGCCTTGTGGCCGTGGTGACTCAGGCCATGTGCGCTGCGCTTGCTTACCCAATCACTCAGTCGACAGCGAAGCAGGCGGGGGAAGAACAGAAGCTTGAACTGATGCTGCGCAAGGCTCGCGCTGTCGACGGCCAGGAAGACCCACCGCAGACCCTGGGTGATGAACGTCTGTACGCAGCCCGGTTTGGAGCGCATGGATAATGCCTCGCGTGACGCTGAACCAAACGAACTTCACCGCGGGCGAAGTCTCCCCGCGCATGCTCGGACGTACCGATATCGCCCGGTACCAGAACGGCGCCGAGATTATAGAGAACGCTTGGCCGGTCATTCACGGTGGAGCAGTCCGCCGCGACGGCACGTTGATGTGCTCGCCAACCAAGTACGCCGATAAGAAAACGCGCTTGATCCCCTACGTATTCAACGCATCTCAGGCCTATATGGTTGAGTTCGGCGACCTGTATGTCCGAATCCACTTCCCTGACGGCACCTACAGCGGCGTTGAACTGGTCAGCCCCTACGCGCACACCATCCTTGATCACATGGACTACGTGCAGGGCGCTGACACCATGTTCATCTTCCACAACAGGGTGCCGGTGGGTAGGCTGCGCAGGATCACCAACACCGAATGGTCCCTGGCACCGGCTCCGTTCGTGACCAAGCCCTTTGATGAAAAGGGCATCGACTTCCTGACGTTGTTCACCATCAACGACCCGACTGTTGGGGCTGGCCGAACAGTGACAGCCGCAGAGGCTGCGTTTCTGGCAGCTGATGTGGGGCGCGAAATCTGGTCAGGCGGCGGTGTAGCCAAGATCACTGGCGTTACCAGCGCCACTGTGGCCACCGTTGATGTAGTCAACGCGTTCAGTTCTACCACTCGCCCTAACTGGTCCTTGAAAGGATCGCCACAGACCACCAACACTCTCAGCGCATTCACTCCTGTGGGCGGTGTCGTGACGATGACCTTGGGCGCTGCTGGGTGGCGCACCAACGACGTCGGTAAGTTCGTCAAGATCAACGGTGGGCTGCTGGAGATCAGCATCTTCACCAGCACTACAGTGGTATCGGGAATCATCCGGTCGGCGCCGACATCAGTAGTTGCATCGCCGGCTAACGCCTGGTCGCTTGAGGCCTCGGTGTGGAACGACATTGACGGTTACCCGGGCGCTGGCACGCTGTACGAGCAGCGTCTTGCCCTGGGCGGTTCGCCTAACTTCCCGCAAACCATCTGGGAATCGCGAACTGGTGAGTACCTGAATTTCGAGCTGGGTACCAAGGACGACGATGCCATTTCCTACAACCTGTCGTCTGACCAGATCAATCCCATAATGCACATCGGGCAGATCAATGCCCTGGTCCCGTTGACCTACGGCGGCGAGTTCACGGTAAGCGGCGGCGTCGAGAAGGCCATCACCCCGACCAACATTCGCGCCAAGAACCCATCGGTGTACGGCTGCAACAAGGTGCGCCCGGTGCGCATCGGCAACGAGCTGTATTTCATCCAGCGCGCCAACCGCAAGCTGCGCGCCATGGCCTACAAGTACGACTCAGACACGTTCGGCTCGCCTGACATGTCCGTGTTGTCCGAGCACGCCACCAAGTCCGGCATCATCGACATGGCCTACCAGCAAGAGCCCGAGTCCATTTTGTTCATGGTTCGTGCGGACGGCGTTATGGCGACCATGACCGTGGATCGTGACCAGGACGTTATTGGCTGGGCCAGACAGACCACTGATGGTGCTTACGAGTCCGCCGCATCCATCCCCACGGAAGACGGCGACCAGGTGTGGGTGGTGGTTCGCCGCACCATCAACGGCCAGAACGTGCGCTACATCGAGCGCTTTGCCGTTGGTGTGCGTGTCGATTCTGGCGTCAATGCAACCAGCGTTGGCGGTGCCACCGTCTGGGCAGGCCTCGGCCATCTGGAAGGAAAGCTGGTGGATGTGGTCGCCGACGGCGTGGTCATGCAGCAGCAGACCGTTGTTGGTGGGCAAATCACGCTCCCGCGCGCTGCGTTCGCCGTACAGATTGGCCTCAACTTCAAGACCCTTATCAAGACCCTGACCCCTGAAGTCGCCGGCAGCACCGGCAGCGCACAAGGCAACAGCATGCGCATTGGCGAGATCACGTTGCGCTTCCTGGAAACCATCGGCTGCAAGATCAATGGCCAGACCATCGCCTTCCGCAACCTGGGCAAACAGGTACTCGACGAGCCACCCAAGTTGTTCACGGGGGAACACCGCTTGGAGAACCTCGGGTGGGAGCGTGGGCAAGCCTCGCTGGTGATCGAGCAAGACCAGCCGCTGCCGTTCCATCTGCTCAGCGTCATCAAAAAAATTACGATCAACGACTGAGGTTTCCCATGATCAGGCCTGCCACACATTCGGATGTCCCACGCCTCGTCGAGCTGGCCATCCTTCTGCACGCGACGAGCAACTATTCGAAGATGGCGTTTGACGCAGAAAAGACCGGAAACTTCATGCGTGAGTTGATCGACGGACTCGGTGTTGTTTTTGTGGCAGAGGTTGGCGGTGAAGTGGTTGGTGGGGTGGCTGCCGGCATTACAGATCAGTGGTTCAGCAATGACCTGATCGTCTTTGACTACTCGATCTTTATCGACCCTGCTCGCCGCAGCGGCATCACGGCTATGCGCCTGGTCAATACGCTCAAGGAGTGGGGGCGGATCAAGGGAGCCAAGCAGCTGCACATGGGTATTGGCACCGGCATACACGTCGAGGGGACCGTCAAGCTGTACCAGGCTTGCGGTCTCAATCACTTCGGCCCGCTCATGATGATGGAGCTCTGATATGGCAGTTACAGCAGCAATGGCCGCTTACGCCCTGGTGGCAGGTGCGACGGCTTATTCCGCCTACTCATCCATCCAGTCTGGCAAACAGGCAAACCTTAATGCCGAGGCGCAAAGCGATCAGGCCCAGGCGGACGCAGATACTGCCGCCAGTGCCGCCGTGGTGCAGGCGGATCGGATCAGGCGCATGGGTCGCAATCAGGCCAGTGAGGCGAATGCCGCGCTTGCCGCATCTGGGGTTGAGGTCGGGGAGGGCACGGCGATCAACATCAACGAGGAGATCACCAGCAATGCCGAAGAAGACGCGGCGTTGACCATCTTCAATGGCCGCAATCAGGCCGGCAGGCTGAATACCGATGCGAGCAATTACAAGTTGGCCGGTCAACAGGCAAAGGCTGCCGGGTACTCACAGGCCATTGGCACCGTATTGCAATCTGGTGCACAGGCCGGGATGTCGTGGAAGGCTTCGGCCAACGGAACAGCCCCAAAAGCAGGAGGTAACACCTGATGGCACAGATTCCACTGGGCAACTTTAATCGGGTGGCGGTGCAACAGGAGGTCGTGCAAAACCGCGTCATGCCCGTGGATACCCGTGCGCAAAACCAGATAGCGCAGCAAACGGCCGGCACCATCCAGAATGCCGCGCTCAACATTCTGGATCAGCAAACCAAAGAAAATCAGGCGCTGTCGCGGGTTAAAGCCAGCAATGCGTTGATCGATCGTGAGTCGCAGATCAAGACCATTGCGACCGACCTTGATGAGCAGATGCGCACCGGCAAGCTCAGCTATGACAAGTCGGAGGAGGCCTTCAACGCGGCCGTGTCGAAGCTGCCGGCATTGGAAACACCTGGGCTTGACGAGGCCCAGCAAGGGGAAATCGGGAACTCGCTCAAGCGCATGCAGCTCGGCGGGCTTGACCGTGTGCGTGAGGCCTCTGCCAAGGGGCGTATTGCGTCGGCCCAGAGCGATCTGACCTCGCGCATGGATATGCTGGGCAAAGACGCTGCCATGCCCGGTGCCAACGTCGAACAGATCAATGCCCGCATGGATGCCGAGGACATCGATGTCGCAGGGCACCTGGCCTTCGGTGAGGCTTGGACAAACAAGAAGCAGGAATTCAAGGACAACAACTGGTCAACCCACGCTACTCAACGCGTGATCGAGGCGCGTGAAAGCCTGGGTAGCCTGCAAAAAGTTGAGAACGACCTGACATCTGCAGATGGTTTCTACGCCAATAAGCTTGACCCGGAAAAGCGCAACCAGCTGCTCAACACCGTGAGCGGCCGCATCTTCCAGGTGAAGGAACACCAGCAGCGTCAGGCCGAAATGCGCGAAATGAAGGCCGAGCGGGTGCTTGACCAGATGGATAGGCAGGCCGCCACCGGTGTTCCGCCAACCCCAGCAGACCAGCAGCGCTGGAAAGTGGCGTTGTCGGGTACGTCCATGGCCGGCGAATACAACTCCCGCATTGGTGAGATGAATGAGGTTCAGACGCTGTTGCGCCAGCCCATCGCGGCCCAGCAGCATTACGTTGATCAGAAGCGTTTTGATATGGCCAAAAACGGTGCCAGCGTCACCGAGCAGGCCAACATCAGTCGGCTGCAAACCGCCATCGACAACAACACCAAACTGATGCGCGACAACCCGCTGACCTTCAATGCCATGCGAACCGGTGAAGATGTCGAACCGCTGGACGTGTCTGGCATCACCACGCCAGAAGGCAAGGCCAAGCTGGGTGCGCAGATTGCCCACCGCTTCGACGTGGTCAACTCGGTGCGTAGTGCATACGGCCCTGAGGTGACGCGTAATCCGTTTAAGCCCGAAGAACAGCAGCTGCTGTCGGCTGTACTGGCGCAGGCTGACGATGGCACCAGGTTGCAATTGCTGGGCGCTATCGCGGCGGCGTCTCCCTCTGGCGCTGACTATGCCGCCGCCATCAAGCCGCTGGCTGCCGATCAGCCCATCACCGTGCTGGCCGGTATGGCGCAGTTCCGCAACCTCAAGGGCCCGGACGGCACCAACGTTCCCCAAACCCTGCTGGCCGGGGCCAAGGTGCTTACCGACAAATCAACCCCGATGCCGAAAGACACCATGTTCCGCGAAGCCTTTGACGAACACGTCGGCAATTCACTGGTGCCGGGAACTCCGCAGCGTGAACAGGCCTATCTGGCATTCAAATCGTTGTACGCCGGCATGTCTGGGCCCAAGGGCGTGAAGCACGACGGCGCCCAACCCGAGATTGACAGCGACCTTGCCGAGCAGGCGGTCAACCTGGCCACTGGTGGTATCAGCGAACGGGGCGGGGCGAAGGTCATCAAGCCTTACGGCATGAGCGACAAGATGTTCAACAAGGTCGTCGATATCGAATTGCAGGGCATGGCCGAGCGCAGCAACTTTCCTGTGGGCCAGCTCGAAGACATGCCGCTGTCGCCGGTACCGGGCAAAGAGGGATCGTATTACCTGCTCAACGCTGGCCGGGTGCAGATCGATCCGACGACCAAAGAACCTATGGTGGTGAAAGTCAAATGAGCTGGCTAGACGGATTGGTCGAAGACAACGAAGCGGCGAGCCAAGATCAGCGTCTTGGCCGGACTGAGGAAAAGCTCAAGCCCGGCGCCTTCACTGGGGCGCTCGACACTCTGGGCCCCAACCTGCTGCGCGGTGGGCTTGAAGCCGGCTCCGCTGTTGAGTCGGGTTTCAGCTCCCTGTGGCAAGGCGGCCTTGATCTGGCCGCCAGTGCATTGCTGCCGGAACCTAAGTTCGGCGGTACGCCTGATGTGACCAGCGCCGAGCGAACGAGCCAAGAGACGCTGGGGCAGGGCACGGCCAAGGAGGTGATGGACCTGCGCCCAGACCCAACTGAGGTCGGTGTTGTGGGACAGATCCTTGGTGAAGCTGCTGCTGTGTTGCCGCGCACGGTGGTGGGTACTGTCCTCGGCGGCCCTGTGGGCGGTGCCGTTGCTGCTGGTGGTCCTGCTGGTTACTCGAGTAAGCAGGTCGGCATGGCCGAAGGTCTGGATGAAACCACCGCCACCTACAAGGGCCTGATCGATGCCACGACTACTGGTCTTGGTGCATTGATGCCGGCGGCGCGGTTCGTCAAGCCAGTGCTCGGTGACGCTGCAATCGCTGTGGGAGCGAACGTTGGGCTGGGCATGGCAGGGCGAGGGGCAACGGCAGCGCTGCTGGAGAGTGGCGGTTATCACGCGCAGGCCGCCCAGTATCACGCCATGGACGGCACAGCCATTGCGACTGATGTGATCCTTGGCGCGGCCTTCTTCGGCATCGGCCGGGCCGGGATGCGCCGTCCCACCACTGAGCAGGTCGACGCAGCACTGGCCGAACGTACCTACCAGCACGCCGATGTCGGTACCGCACCAGGTGCACCGATCAATCCCAAGTCTGCCGTTGCACACCAGGACGCAATCCGTACCGCCATGGCCCAGCTCGCGCGCGGGGAACCGGTAGTGCTGCCGGAGAGCATCCATTCTGCTGAATTCATGCGGACTGCCGAGGCACCCTCGGTCATTGCTCCACCACGTGACGTTGCGCTGGCCACGGCCAAGCAGGACTTGGAGCCTGCGTTACGCACGCAGCTCGAGCAGGAAGCCGCGGGTATTCTGCCCAACGTGAAGGATGTCAAAGTCGAACTGGCCGCTGTAGCCCGCAGCCTTGAAGGGTTGGACGAAACCTTCCGTGCTCGAGCAAAGGAATTCCAGCAGCAGGGCCAGAGCCGCAAGCAGGCCGAGGCCTCGGCGCGTGAGGCCATCGAGACCGAACGCCTTGATCTGGCCGACCGGCAATCCGCGCTGACCGAACGCCTTGATGGCAATCGCACTGCCGAGCAAGCCCGCGCTGACCTGAACACCTTGAGCCGGGGTGATGTGCCTGAGCGCTTCCAAGAGCGTGTGGACCAGCGTGCTGATTCTATTATTCAGGGGTTCGAGAAAAAGCCACTCGCTGCCGGCGTGGCCGAAGCCAACACCCAACTGACCATGGCTCAGGCTGCACAACAGGAAATCCGCCGCATCCTTGACGATATCGAGCGTGCTGAG